TTAACAAACGGACCTTAGTTTCAGCTAAATCCTTCTTGTCGGTAGCAAACTCCTGAATTTCTTCAGCCAACGCTTTAATAACAAAACGGTCTAACTTGGCCATGGCCAAGTTTTGTGCTTTGCGATCTGAGCGTAGTTCCTGAATTTCTTCAGAAAGTTTGGTAGTTAAGAATGAATTAAACTTACGCCCAGTGTTTAATGCGTGTTTCTTAAAAGCCACACGATCTTCCACCAGTTTACGTTTATCATCAGCAAATTCTTTTAGCTCTTGCGTCAGAGTTTCAGTTACCATTTTGTCTAAAGCTTCAACCATTACAGACTTGTCGTGCTCGTAGTTTCTAGCAAACTCTTCACGTAGCTCGGCACGTACTTGTTCACGGGTTTCAACTAATTTAGCTTCCCATGCTTCAGCGATTGCTTGCTTTGTGTCTTCGTTCACTATACCACTATCGATCAGAGGTTTGATAGCTTCTAGCATTTGGATCTCCTTATATTTTCAAGTCTTTGATAAGTCTCAACACTGAGGCTCGCAAATACTTTTGGACTTTTGGATCGGCACCTGCATCTTGCGATGCTTCGAATACCCTGTGTCCATAACGCATGTTCATCAACCCTTCAAAAACTGGTTGCGGATACGCATTTGGAGCACTAGGTTGTGCAACGATATCAACTGTTACTATTTCAAAATTACGAACTTTACCGGTACTGTCGTCAACTTCACCACTACCACGTGAACTTACTCCCAGTTTTACACCACTGTCTAACATGGTGTGAACTATTTTACCCATGGGAGTTGGAATGATTTTCATCTTGCCAAATCCGTTAGGACCATCCATCCACATTTTAGTAATAACGTGACTAACCCGATCTAGGTTAATTTTAAGATCAGCAGGGTGATCTACTTCACCCAATACACTGTGACCTTTTTTAATTTGTTCATTAATTAATTCTACTGCGGCTGCTATCTCTTCTACGGGATATACACGCTTGTTGGCATTTTCGACCGCAGCCTGAATAAAAATACCTTTGAGATAAAGATCCTTTCCATCGCCAGTGCCCTCTGTCTCTGTTACGAGCTGGGCTTGGTCGAAGGAAAGGTGTTCTCTAAGTAATATAGGCATGCTGTGTCTTTATTACTTGGTTACAATGCTTTTATCATTTACACCGCTGGCTTGGGTCGCTGTTGGCTTTGTTGCCGGGGACAACGACTTTTTTCCGCCTGCTGTGTTTTGCACTTTACCAATTAGATCTTTTGGTTTATCTGCACTTGGTGCTGATGTACCATCTGGTGCTGGATTGGATCCGCCACGTGCGATGTTTTTGTTGCTACCGCCCATGTCGTTCTTACCGGCAACTGTGCTTTTGGTATTAACACTAGCTACTTTACCTGCATTTGCTACGCCTTGACCTTCTGTTGTTTTGTTGATTTCAGCAACAGTCTCAACGTATTCACGCATAAGTTCTGCGGCAGTTCTTGGATGTCTAGATTTAACTTCAGTCATCTTGGACTCTGCTACAACTTCTTCTGCTTCAGTAACTTCTTCGTCGTCATCCATACTACCCCAAATATTATCAATTTCGTCCTTGTTGAGATTTGGATATCTGTCAGCTATCTCATCAGGTGTGTATCCTTTACGGCATAATTTCATCACTGCGTTAGATTGTTTGTCTGACATATAGGGACTTGGAGAGCCACCTTCAGTAACTTCTTCGTCGTCGCTAGCAAAAGGATTTCCACCTTCTTCATCGCCGACTTCTTCGCTATCTTCTGCATCATCAACTTCTTCGCCTTCTTCGTCACCGAAGTCAGGATCGTCGATTCCGTCGCTATGTGCTGACTCACCTTCTTCATCAGCCATTAATTCATCAAATTCTGCTTTAAGTTCGTCTAGGGCATCTTCAAGATCCATAACTCGATCTTCAATTGCGCCTTCGCCGCCTTCTGCACCCATGTCGCCGCCCATCGCGTCACCACCGATTTCCATGCTGTCACCGGCATCGCCGAGTTCTGCATCTAAACCACCAGTTTGGTCGTCTGAAGGGAACATTTCCTCTTCACCAATTTGTTCTTCGGCATTGATTTCATTGCCAAGTTCATCAAGTTGTGACTGATCTTGGTCCATCATATTTTCGTAAATCTGACGGCTACGATTTACAACGATATTGTGGAACACTTCACGTGCTTTATCTGTCTCGTCATTGAGAATATACTCAATTAGTTTTTCATAGTGGTTCATAAAGATTCCTTTTTAGGTTAGCATGACTATAGTGTGTATTTACTACGTAGATTAAAAAACCACCTCAAATGGGTGGTTTTTTAACATTTCTTTGCAAAATTATTACATTCCAGGTTGTGCCGGAGGTGCTCCATATTGGATTTTAACTTTCTGTATCTTTTGTTTATTCTCAATTGCCCGTAGTTCATTCATTAATCTAAGTTTGCTTATATGTGCCAATGTGAGCCTGGTTTTTCTAGTATCTGTCAGCTTTAACGCCGTATTGTCTTGCTCAGCATCTATCCGTTGATCGTCTTGCTCAACGGAGTTGGATAGATCTGAAAACATTTCGTTTAATCTCATGATTAATTATTTATGCCAGTGGAGCTGGTTCTGGTGCGCCTGGTGGTGCTCCAGGAACTGCACCAGCTTCAGGTGCTCCTGGCATACCTTCTGGTGGCATCATTGCATCTGCTGATCCCATGTCTGATTCAAATCCGCCAGGGGTAATACCCACGCCACGCAACCCCACGTCAGTTGTTCCTGGATCTGACTCGTTGCCTTTTTCTTCAGCCCATAACTCATCATTTTCCAGCATCTCTTCTTCACTTAAGCCCAAATATCTCTTGAGTAAGAATCGCTTGCTTAGATATGGTAATGGTTCTAACTGTGCGAATACTGCGGCACGTACTCCGTCAATCTCTGCTTGTTTGTTTTTACTAAAGTTTTGTGGTTCATTAAACGACAATTCAAATATTGAATTGTCAATGTTTACTCCTCTCCAACGACAAAACATCTTAAATTCTGTATCTAATGTTTCAGCCAGCAATGTCTGTAAACGTATACAATACTGGTTAAATCGCCATTCCTGTATTAATGCTGTACCTACTTTACCATCAGTAACTGATTGTGATCCGTCTTCGGGGCCAGTAGGCAAATAGCTACTGGGAATACGTAATCCACGGAATAGTTTGTTGGTAAAGAAACGTAAATCGTCAATTTCTCCCAAGTTTGCACCACCGGCTAATGTAGTAACATCACTACCTTTGCTATCAGCACCCACTGGAAAGAAGTAATCTTCGTTCATGCTCATTGGGTTGTAGGTGGCATCCATCATATTAGTACCACCGCCACTCTGACTGGGTATACGACGTTGCCAAACTTCGTTCTTTACACGTTCTACAAATGCCATGGCCATGTGGCTGGGCATATTGCCCACATCAATCTTGAAGATTCTGCGCTCTGGCGCACGTTGTACACGGTAGATGATAATGCTGTCTTCCAGCAATTCCTTCTGCTTAAATACTTTAAATATCTGTTCTAATATACTATTACCAAACGGCCAGTTAGCATCTAGCCCCTCAGTTAAACTCAAATGTACCACATGTTCTGCACCAATGACAGCTTCATTTTGTGCTGTACTAAACCGAGTTGACCCACTACTGCCGGTGGATGAAGTTGGTTGATACAGACCACCACTGCTGGTATTTGGCTGTGTAGTATGTAGATCGCTTGTGGTTTTTTGCGTAGCAGTTAAATTTTCAAAATTTGGATGTAAATCTTTAATAATATATTGCTCAGGTTCTTTGCCCTTGCTTTCATTTACAATAACTTTAGTTACTTTACCTGGCTCAACCCAGTATAACTCAAATGTTTCTGGATCTCTAAGAAAAACTTGATCGCCATACTTGAGTGAGTTACGGAATAATTTAAATATACGCTTGTTCCATTTGTTCAAGCTGATCCAGGCCAACATTTGTTCTTTTAGTATATTAACTTCTCTATCTGTAGGACGGCCTTTAAATTGTAGATCAAAAGCCGCACCATTGTTGGTGGCTTTTTGTGTGCAAAACTCTGCAATTACATCTAACGCAGAATTTACTTCTGAATCTAAATCCATTTGTTCGTATTGATTATAACGATCCAAACGATTGGGATGACCAGTATATACTTCTGGTAATTGATGTTGGTAATTGCGGTAGGCAAAGTCTGGCCGCTGGTTAGCATTAGTTAGCGGGCTAACATTGTTTATTTCTACTACCTTAAAATGCTTTTTCCAGCTCATGACTGATCCTCTGTGTTGTATAATCTATTTATAGACATACAGAATAGCCAGTCTGGTTTTAACCTGGCATCTTTTTCCAAAGATCAATCACTTCGTTGCGTGGGACCACTGCTTTTTTAGTAATCTTAATTGATTGTTTGGCTTTTTGTTCTGTCAATACACGTTTAATCAATGGTCTAGTATTGCTTTCTGTTAATGGTTTAGTTTCAACCTTGGTTTTCTCAACAAAGTTTTCAAACATTCGCATTGCTTTACTGGCCGGGGAGGTTAAATTACGCCCATAGCGTTTTTTATTTTCTTGCATACCTAATGAACGTCTGGCTCGTAGTAAATCTGTAGTGTTTAGATCAGCTTTATCTGTTCCAGTAGCAAGTTGCGTTAACACGGTGCTAACTGCCTCTGGTGCAGGTTTACTATCTGCACCTATCCAATTTGGGCTATACTTAAATTTAGAAGTAGTCCCTGGCATTTCCATTTCTTGACCAGGTTTTGGGCCGGCTGCTGTTGCACTTGCTGGTGTTGCGGCTACATCTGTTGGTGTTGCGGCTACATCTGTTGGTGTTGCTGTTGCACTTGCTGGTGTTGCGGCTACATCTGTTGGTGTTGCGGCTGCATCTGTTGGTGCATCTGGTTTAATTCCCATTGCGGCTTTGGCTTTAGTTACTGCTGGAGTATCAGGATTACCTGGGCCAGCTGGAGTTGCGGCTGCATTTGGTGCTGGTACTGCCGCCGCGGCTGTTACTGCTTGCGGTACTGGTAACTTAGATTGAGTAAACACATCTGAAATTACATTTGCTGGAACTCCTTGACCTTGCAGGAAGGTTGCAATATCATCAGATTCAGTTGGTTTACCTTTTACATGCCAATTCATTTTTAATTTGTCAGCAGTAGTTTTTGTTGTAAATTGATGCCCTATATTTTTAGCACCGGCCCACATTCTACCCAGTAAGCCTGGTTTTTTAGCTGGTGCAGCCGCATCAGGCATATCTGGACGTAATTGTGCGGGTATATTTGCTCTATCTGGGCCAGAGGCCGCAGGTGCGGCGGTGACTCCTAGATTTTTACCACCACCCAACCGAGTAGATGATGTACCTACGCCTGCTGGTGGGGTATCTAATTCGTTTAATAATGATTCCGTAACTACTATTTGTATATGACGTTGATATCTTTCTACGTTTTTAAATATATTGTCTATACCAGCTTCTGTAATATGGTAACGATGTTTGTAATTACGACCCAACGATTCACCCAACATCCAAACATGTGCTGTTGCTTGACGATCAATCATTGCTGACAAATTGATAGTTTTGGCTTTGAATGGTTTAATGGAGTTGGTTGTAGCTACAATTGCTTCCATCAACATATTGTTCATGTTACGGCGTGATTCGG